ATTCTTTCAATAGTTCTAGCAAATCTTACATCCTCTGCTGCAAGTGTTGCCTTACTACCTACTTGTTCTTCATATCCAAGAAATGCCTTTGGAACTTTCAATGCTGCCATCAATTTATTTCTTAAATATTCAATATCTTCTACTGCTTCATAAGTTAATCCAGGTAAAGAATCTATTTGTGTTCCACTATCTCCACCACGAACCGGTACAAAGAAATCCTCTGTAATATTCTGCATATTATATCGTAAGTTATAATCACCAGATTCTTTTTCTACTACGGGAGCCTTTTTCATTTTGTTAATAATTTGGTTCATATAATTATCAACTTCAGCAGGTGGAATATTTCCTATATCAATCTTAAACACTCTCTTTTCAGGTGCTCTCATAATCCTATGAATTAACATAGCATCTTCCATAAGAGATAATTGTTTCCAAGTCTTTCTACCACCTTCAACCATAGCCTTACCATACGGTAAATAATTTGAATCTCCCAATAATCTAAAATGTGCAATTTCAAAATTTTCATATTCTTGTTGTATATGAGTTAATTTTACCACGTTTGGATCTGCAGGTTCTAACATAAATTTAACATACTCTGGATTTTCTGGATCAATTCCTTCTAATCTCACAACATCATAACTTGATAATGGAACTACATTTTTAACTCCATATTTATCATCTATTTCTAAATGTAAAAAGAAATCTCCATACTTACACATATTACGAACCCAAGACCATAAATTAAATTCTATATTCATAATATCATAAAATAAATTATGTAGTATTTGTTTAATCTGGTCATTATCACTATTGATTGTTAAAACATCACCATATTCGCTTTTCATTGTTGATTCATCTGAATATATATCCAATGCCGATGCTATAATGGAATCACTATCCATTGATTCATAATCTCTAAATAACCCTAACCGTAATGAGCGTACCATCGCCGTATCTGAATATCCAGATAACCCTTTTCCTGTTGAAAAGAGTCGTTGATATCTATCCACTAATTGTTTTTGTGGTAAATATTGTATCTTGCTCGTATCTGCTACTTTTAACCTTTTTCCACCAACGTTTCTAACAATAACGTTACCAGAAAATAATCTAAATAGTCGAGCTCTAATTGATGTGTCTGCCATACTTTCCTCTAATTAATTAACCATTCTAAAGATTCTTTATCTTTTTTATTTCCAACATCCCATTCCCAGGATTCCTTTCCAGGGTTTGTTTCTGTTATGTAAATGCCAGGATTCAATTCCATTCCTGTTAAAGCTTTCTTCTGTAATTCTATTCCCTCAGCTCTCAATCTCAATGCAGTTTCTCGTATCCATAATCCAATACCAAATGACATTACTAAGTCATCATTGTATCCTGACATTGCTTCAGCCTTACTTCCGTTATATATAAATACGAATAATTCATCAATTAACCTCTGGGAATAAACTTTAACTGCCCTTTCTCTAAAAAATTCTTCCAATTTAGAAATAACCAACGGTCTTGTTTTTGTAGACATTGTAAACCCAGGAACCATTTGTTTTTCTTGTCTATAAATTTTATTGGTCATTTGTTTTTGTGTATCTACATACTGTAAATCTTTACTCATATAAAATAAATTTTCATACTCTCTATCTATTACTTGTTGAATTGCTGCCCACCCTATTGTGGCATTTTCAATTACCAATAATGCGTTATTATATTCCTGAGATATATTTACAAGTAAGTTACCAAAATCCCTTGTAGAAATCTTACCTTTATATTCCGCTACTTGTTTACAATCTTCTATTTCCATAACATGAAATGCAGAATAATCTGTTGCATCACCTCTACTAACATCTGCACTCACCACATAATCTTTTGTATAATTTGGTTGTTCCCATATCCAAACATTACTATCTATACCTCGTCTTTCCACAGGGTCTTTTACCATAGTGGTTCTATATTCTTCTAAAATAACACCATCTACTACTGATTGTCCTGAAGTGATGAAGTCACAATCACATTCTTGTGCTGCCATTGAGGGCCCAAGTAATTTATCTTGTTCTGCTCTCCATTCATCATCTCTTTCAGGATGTATAGTCCAATGTAATCTAATCATATTCCAATCATTAGTACCATCTTCAGCATCAACCCAAATTCTGTGAAACCAGTTTCCTACTCCGTTTGGTGTAGATAATGCTATACATTGGCCACCCAATGCCAAAGTTTGAGATGCGGCAGTCCATATTGTATCTATTTTAGGAATAAACGCCGCCTCATCTAACACCAATAAGGATAGTGCTTCTGAACGACCTGCTTCCTCTGAACTTGCTATTGCCTTAATTTGAGAACCATTTCTATATCTTAATGATAATTTATTATCTTCTACACAATTAGCCTTTAACCAACTTGGAAGATTTGCGTGCATTACACGAACTTTAGTAACGAGATTTTTTGCAGTATCTTGTTTTGTAGCAATAACCAAGATATTCTTATCATTATGAAAAGTCATCATCCATAAAGAATACCCTGCAGTCAATGTTGATATACCTAACTGACGAGCCTTTAAAAGTATATTATAATCGTGCTGTACAAAACCATCTAAAGTTTTTTCTTGAAAATCATATAATGCAAAAGGAATTTTGCCTTTAATTGGATGTTGTATAACACAATATTTTTTCATAAAATATGCAGGTGATTCTGCGCATTTAACAAATTCTCTTTTTATTGCATTTTTTATATTTTTCTTATTATCCATTATTTAAGCCAGTTAATACCTTTACCTAGATTATATGCGGGGATTCCAACTATTCCTGCTCCATAGACAAAATATAACCATTTATTTTCATACCAAGACGGATTTACTAATTTTACTTTTTTTTCTAATAACTTAATTTGTTCATCAGATAATTTAATTTGAGATTCGTATAAAAATTTCAAAGAATCATCAGCTACTGATTTTCCCTTATAAATATCAAATAAGCTGTCTTGATACAAAACTATTTTTGATAAACTATCTACTTCAAATTGTAAATCTTTTATATTATTAGTTAAATTTATAGCATCCTCTTCGCTCAGCGTCATTTGTCCGAAAAGAGTACCAACTAAAAATAAATGTATTATCCATTTCATTAGTCAAAATTATTTTAATTATCTATGTAGGACGTGAACTACACCAGTTGAACCAATTACTACTTTCCTTACACCAATTGGATAAAGTGTTTTAGTGGTAATTTGATCCGTATCTAATGTTCCACCACTAGCACAATGTATTACTACATTTGTAGCATTTTCAACAATAAATCCCGCACCAGAATTTGAACCTGTGGCATGAAAGGTAGTACTTGACGCCACCTCTGTTACCTTATTATAATCACCCAGTGCTAAATTGTCTGGTATTGCCATTTTAATCTCCTATTATTTTTTCTTAGCAAATTCTCTTAAAAAATCTTCAGCCTCAGAAATATCTTTTACTTTCTTTGCCTTAGAAGAACCTTTTTTAACTTCTTCTATTTCTTTTTCAAGTTTTTCTGCCTTTGTTTTTAATTTATCACTTTTTTTAGAAACAGATTTAGTGGCAGACTTAATTTGTTTCTTTTTTTTCTTTATATCTTTAATTTTTTTGTCTATCTTTACTATTTTCTTCTTTTTTATCTTAGATAATAGTTGAGATAATCCCAGAAAAAAAGTAAATATCCAAACAGGATTAATCTTTTTAAAGAATTTCCTGATTGAGTCCCTACTCATTAAAGTCCGCGTTTAATTTTAGCAAAGTATCTAATTAAATCACTTTTATCCAAATTTAACGCCTTAACTATTCTTGCCAGTGCTGCTACTTGTCTTTTTCGATTAAGATTAGCACCTTTAATAGCATCAACTGCTTTATTTAAATATCTTTCAGCCTGTGCCGGAAGTTTGTAATCTTCTAACTCACCCTCACCCATCACTTCCTTAATTTCAGTCCGAATTATGTTACGCAATTCCTCTTGTGTCATAGTAAATCTCCTAATTAACTGTGTTTTACCTACATATAAATATCAATTAAATTGTTTCTTCTAAGTTTTTTAAATAATCTTCAGCTTCTTCTAAAAGTTTTTTCATTTCTTCTCCATCATCTCCGCCCCACTTTTCTTCATCTACCGAATAACCATCCGCTCTTACCTGATTCAAAAATGTGACCGCGTCTGGAGAATTTTTCCACTCTTCTATGGTTTGTTTTAAATCTTTGATATAAGACCGTTTATTTTCTCTAACTTTTGTTTTTTCATATTCTTCATAAGTACCATCAATTCTCATCTTGGTTTCTTCTTTTACCACACAATCATAACACCTACTTTGTAAATAATAAAATTTAGTATCTAAACGAGTTTTCATTATTTTATTACACTCTGGACAAAACCACGGCATTCGTGCTTCTTTTAATACATCTGCCTTTTCTGAAGAAATTTTTCGTTCTTCTTTCTCCGCTTCAGTAAGTTCTATTTTATTACCTTGATATCCTACCATTATTCGTTTTTCTGGTGTCCCACCATCAAGAATTGATTGTAATGCTTCATTTTGTCTTTTATTTTCTTTACTATATCCCATAATAACCTCTAAAAGTTCACCAATCCCAAAATCTGGTTAATCGGAGCAAAACTTCCTGTAAACTTATAAGTATTACCTTTATACTTAAATACTATGCCTTCTGACGGAACAATTGAAGATAATCCACCAATTGCTTCTAATTTTTCAAGTTGGTGTTTTAACGTAGCCAACTTTTTAACATCTTTACCTCGTTTTACCTGTTTTATTGCCGCAATTACATCTCTTCTTATCTTTTGTACCGTACTATCTCCTGAAACTGCTAAATATCCACTAATATTCTTCAATATTTGTGCACCTACATCAAAAAATAAAACTTCAAAGGGTTTCATATTCTGTTTTACCATTTCTGTTTGGTCATTTTTATCAAATGATAATACCCAGTCTAAAAAATCAGGAAATTTCTTCAAATCTTTTTTAATCGTTGGTATCTTATATGATTTATCAAAGAACGCCCATCTTTTAGTTAAATTAATCAAAACTTTATTCGATATTTTTGCACTATGTTGTTTTGTTGCGTTAAAGATAAATTCTTCCCAAAATGATTGATGATACATAGATAAAGTATCATTATCCTTTAATGCATATTCTTTTTGTAATTTATTTAATCTATTGATAAACCCTGCCTTCTTTTTTCCAAAATCTTGTACTTTAGATACTGTTAAAAATTGAGGTTTACCAATTTTATAATGTTTTTGTACGTGTTGATTAACTTGTTTAATCATTCCTGCCAACATTCGTCCAGAACCTTTAAGTTCTCCAATTGCCTTCCCGCTATCATCATATTCTAATGCTCCGTGAAATACAATCTCTGCTTTATCATAATTGATTACATTTGATGATGCTGGATACATGACTTCAAGATTCATCCAATTCTTACCATTACCAAAAATCTTTTCTTTTTGTGCATCGGATAATCTACCAATTGATTTCCCCAAATCTTTCATTGCAAATACAAAGGCATCTCTAATATCACCTCTACCTGCAAACTTAGATGCTACTCCACTCGCATCCATCGAATTTGCTCCAAAATTCTTTAGTTGACCTTTATTTCTGGCCGTGACTAATTTTCCATCTTTCCAACTAACCATTAAATTTTGACCATCAAGTTTCTCTGTAACATTATCTTCACGACTTAGTTTACCACCTAATCCCAAAGTAATAATATTTTTTAAATCACCAAATGTCAAACTTTTATCATCAAAGGGATGATTCATGTGACCATAGGCTCCACCCATTAATAATAACTCCTTTCCATTATCTTGTTTATCTGTAACTAATAAATTTACATATTCTTTTAAATCTAAATCTTTATATTGTCCTTCATTTTCATCTGGAATATACTTTCCATGAAATTTATCCATTGGAGATAAATCAAGATTTTTTGCTCTTTCTGTATTTTGTCCAACTTCTTCTTCATCAACTCCTGCCGATACAGGTGCCTCAACTTCTACTCCTGTATAGTTTTTACCATCGGGAGTAATTCCATTCCAATTAAGAACTTCCCAACCCAAACTACTCATTATAAATTTTATTCTATCTTTATACGCCTCTATTGGATTTGACCTTCCAAATCTTTCACCGTAAGCTCCAGTTCCTTTTTTACCATATGCCACTGCTGGAACTATGTTTTTTGCAGTTGTATAATCTAGTCCTGGGTCTTTTGCTGAATCACTTATAATATAACTCAATAAATCCCAACCAGTATCATTTATTTGTTCATGAGAATACATATTTTCAATCCAACCTTTTGTAACTCGTTTGTAATCCTCAAACCCATCATAAAATGTTGGTGGGCCGTCATCCGTAGGAAACATACCACTATTAGCAACTTCTTTTAATAATTTAGGTATAATATCTGGATTACTAATTAGAAAATTATCATATACCTCATATAATTTACTAAATTTATTGGTCATCATTTGAAATACTCCTTTATCAAAATAACCAAACATCTTTTTAAATAATTTTTCTCTATCCTTTTCATGTTCTGGTGAACCAATAAGTTCTCTCATAGAAGTTCCACTAACTTCCATTCCCCCCACTCTCATTGAAACGTGAGGTGCTGTATGAATGTATCCGTGTTCCTCATATCCAACCATATCATCTCGTTTCTTTGCGTATTTATAATCTTGAAAATATGCTCCACCCGTTAATCTATCAGCGTCTTTTTCACCAAATATGTAGATTACTGCAGTTGTTTCCTCATCAAATTTCTTTAATGTGTTTTTAGCAACATAGGGTGTTCGTTCTTTTATAATACGATTTTTAGGCACTCCCATTTTAGACATATGACGAACTTTTTCTTTAAAATTCATTGGATGCCGTGGTGGTTGTTTTATATCAGATGTAGTGATATATGCTACATCAACTTGTTTTTTTAACCATTCGTAGGTTTTCAAATGGTGGGGCCCAAACGGCTGAAACCGTCCACCGTATACACCTACGACTTTTTTAATTTTTGATTTTTCTTCTATCACATTGGATGTGGCTTCACCTTTCTCACTAAGGGAATATACAACATTTTTAGTATATAAGTCAAGCCCTTTTTCAAGTTTTTCAACAGTCACTCCAGTATCTTTAATTGCACTTTTCTTCTCTGCCTTATCTGTAGTCACATATGTGTCGTATTTATCCCCTGGAGAATGTTCATATTGACGGACTTTTAATTTAAGTTTTGATTCATAATCATTGGGTAGAGTATTCTCAATTCCTAAAAACTTAACTGCTCCTGGTATCAAATATAAAGTCATTTCTCTTTTATTTAAATTCATCATTAACTGACTTGATGTCCAGAGTTTATTCTGTGCTCTAACTAAATCAAATTTAGGCCCTTCTTCTTGTTTATGATTATAAAACGCTGGAAATACCTTCTTGTAATCTTTTTCTTTAGTTAATATCTCTAATGAATTATTCAATCTCACTACAGAAGAATGTCTATCTGATCCCCTATTATATCCTTGTTCTGGATGATAAATTCCGTGATTTGTCTTAACTACGGGTTGTTTTAAATCATGTATTTTAACTACGGGTTTAACTCTACTCGTATTTTCTATTTCAACTAATTTATTACCATCACTAATTAATGTATGTCCTTTAATACCACCATGATATGTTATAAGTGATTCAACAGCATCTTTTAAATTCGATTTAGAAAGTGCCTCTCTAATTCTTGTACCATCTTTAGACATAGCTTTCTTTTTCTTAGCCTTATCAAAATCTTTCTCATCTCGTTTTACAAATAGTGCCGAATTTACTAAACCAATACCTTCTGAATTCATACCTTCCGTCCAATCTGTATCTTGGTCTACCACATAACACAACTCCACACCATAACCACTAAGTTCTCTAACTACTTTTAGATTTGGATTATAATTTCTATCTCTATTCTTACCTATTACAATATCATCACCAAATTTTTTGGCTATTGCAATACATTCATCTACTTTACGATATTCATCATCTTTTCGTTTTTTATCTAATTGTTTTTTTACTTTATTAACTTTCTTTACACTTGGTGCACCACCAATAGATTCTGTTCTAAAAGTTCCAAATTTTGGTTGACCAGTTTTCTTTTTTCGTTTACCACGATTAACTAAATTTTCATCATCTGGTGAATTAACGGGTGTGGGTGCCTGATTATCAAGATAATTTGGTGGATTTAACATCTCGGTTGTAATCTTTTGTTTATCTAACCACTTTTTAGCCTGTCTATTTTTGATTGGTTTTTTAATAAATTTACTAATTCCCTTTTTAACCAACATATT